GATCAGGATCGTAAATGTATTCATCAATAACAATTTTAGAGTGTTCAGTAAGACGAATAACGCTAGAGTCAAGAAACTCAATGCCGATACGACCATTACCGGTGCGCACATCATCGTAAGACAAAATCCCAAGCTCGGCTTCTGCCCGGAGGCTGTCTTCCTCGCTTTCTCTCAGAACCTCTCCATTTCCTCTTAGCTCAGAAATTCTACCTATTTGTGAGTAGGCAGAATTACAAAACAAAACTAAAACAATTAACAGCCAGAGGTACACTGGTCTATGTCAATTGTGGCATTGCTGGTTGTAGCTGTTATTACTGCTACACCAGAAACGCTACCAGTGCTATTGGTTTGGTCTATGTCAATATTATTAGTATTTCCGGTTATTACAGCTGTAATTTGGTGGTCAGAATTTCCGGTTTGCGTCGTGTCTATATCTGATCCATCTCCATCAATAGTCCAGTTATTAATGCATCCAACCACTTCACAAGTAGCATTAATATTATTTGATGTTCCGGTAATGGTTATATCTTGATTTCCAGCCGTCGCTGTTGCTGCAGCTCCTTGGGTAAATGAAACCACATTTGAGGAACCAGTTTCAGTCAGGTCAAAATCTGTATTAGCAACATCTCCTGTTCCACCAAACGCAAGAGTAGTTGCGTTGCTATCGCCAGTACTAGTTACTGTAAATGAAGTGCTATTTCCTTGTGCAACTGAAGCTGTCAGACTATTCGAGTCACCTACCTGATCAACGTCAACAGTCATGCTAGTGCCTGTAAAAGTTGCGCGTGTTTGTGACGTGCCGACTATATTGCTCGCCCCTATTTGGTCAATTGTTAATGTTAATCCTGTCCCGCTCTGTGTGATATAAATATCATTATTTGCTCCAATCGCTACTGGAGAAACTAAAATCAATAATATCTTTAAAAAATTTTTCATTTTACCTCCTCTTCTATTTCGGAATAATCGAAATCCCATAATTGTATTTTTAAGCCGTCTTGTATTATCTGATAAACAGCCTCTTCGATAGCCGATCTGGTTGCAAGTCCTACGGCTTCATTTTGAGTGAATCCAGTTTCCAGCTCTACTAACTCTGTGCCCATCTCAATAAATCTAAATACATCTCTACTTGTGCCAGCGCTTAAAATGGTTTTGCTAACCATAACATTGAGCAACACTTCGCCAGTTTGCACAAGCACAACCCGAAGCGAAACAGTAATTTCGTCCCTTCGCCATGAGTTGCTATTGCCGATTCCAAGGTATCGAGCGCCGGTTCCACCAGTGCCAACATTGGTATCATACTCTACAATTGCGGCTTCAAAAATTAAGCCTGCAAAAAGCAAGGGTTTTAATGTGTTGTCAGTCTCACCATCGTAGGTTTGACGAGTCTGCCTAATTAACTGGCGTTCACGGGTTAATGCGTCCAATCCACTGCGCTCGACAACCACAAACCAATTACCATTTCCTGCAGAACGCAAGGCGTTAATTAAGTAATGGTCTGCGCCTTGGGTTACGGCTGTAGAAAATAACGCCATGTTCTGGCTACTTTCACGCTGACCAGTAAGATCATTGAAGTTATATACCGCAACCACTGCTTTTTGATTAGGGTGCGCTAAGTTCAACAATTTTTCTTCCGTAGGTCTAATTTTTGTGGGTGGCTCTACACACTCCAAAAAAGGCGCACACCCCGTGGCGCTTGGTGGTGCATAAGTAGCGCAACCGCTTACAAAAGCGGTAAGTAAAAATAAAGCTACTAAATTCCACAATCTTCCGAACATATGCCAAATATCCCCACAGGGATTACGATAGTCGTCACGTTTCCGTCTGGATCAACGACGGTCAAGGTGATGCTAATGCCATCGTTGACAAATGAAAGAGTGCTGCCTTCCAGCGTTATACTGCCACCTGTGCCACCTGTTTCTGAAAAGAGACTCTGGCTAATATCGCGTGAGAGCTGGGAATATATGCGTGAAGACAAATTAGATAAAAAACGAGAAAACGTGGTGCTATCAGCCTTCCTCTCAGCCTCTTTTAACGCGCTTTCTACTTCTTCTGCTATTTCATCTCGTCTGGTTTTTTCCTGTTCATCGACAGTTAAGTAATGCGAAGATGTGGCTACACCGCTAAAGCTAGGGTTTTTGAATTGATGAACAATTTGGTCAGCAGAAGCTACAGCGGACAAAAAAACCATACCAACAAAAAAAGTCATAGCAAGCCCTATTTGCTTAGCTTTTTTTATCGCCTCCAGTTTTTCTTTGCTGGGTCTGCCCCTTTGTTTCTTCTTCATAATATTGGTTTCTAACAGCGTCAGCTTCTCGTAGCTCAATAACTGTATTAACTTTCTCTTGCAATCTTATCATATCTTGATCAAGCAAACGCAATTGGTCAGTCAGCCTAATAATTGTGGCTTTCATGTCTTGAACAGCTGGATCAATTACGTTTGTTATTGTTTGCCAAACAAAGTAAACGAAATAACCAAGGCCAATTACCATGACAACTGGAAATCCAAAGTCTGAAACCAATTGTGCGATGTCCATTAGTCCCGCCTAGCGTCTATCTTCCCGTCTTCAACAAAATTTTCAGCTCTTGCTATTCTGTGTAAATCTGGCGGGATATTCAAAGCACTTGATACACTGGTATCTATACGAATCATGTCGTTGTTCATTATAGATGCTCTGGTTATAAGCATTTTTGAAATGCCCTGAATTGTTTTAATTTCATCAACCAAGCCATTCATTAATTGGCGCATCACCAAAAATATGAAGTAGCCCATGATCAAACCACTTGCTATAGGCAGGCCAAGTTCCGCTATTAAAGTAATAGCGTCCATTTTTTATTCTTCGCCTTTAAAGCCTTTGCTACTATTGCTAGTTCCTGCATACAATCCAAACCACGCCGCTCCAGCCCCTACGATTATTGAGATTAGTCCAGATTGCTCAAGCGAAGGATCGTCCAAGCTCATAAACCACATGGTTGAGTAATACAGTAAAAATATGTAAACGCTTAGAAAGACTCTTGGAAAAATTCTCCAAGCATCTACAGCTCTGGCTAAGTGAATCCACTTTTGGTAGGGGTTAACTCCGCGCTCAACAGTAGAAGTTCCAACTTCTACCTCTAATTCTATTTTTTTCTTGGTAACTTCTTCGCTCATAATAATTTAGCCGCACCAATGATAGTAGCGACTATAAAGGGGTAAACACCCCACAAGAGCATTTCTAATTTTTTAAATTTTGCGGAGCCTTCGTCGAGTCTTTTTTCTATATACTCGTACCTAATTGCGCACTCTCTTTCATGCGCCCTAATTTCTGCCAAGGCTTCGGTGCCCTCGTCCATTTTACTGCTTCGCTTTCCCGATATTTAAAGCGGCAATCTCTAAGATCTTATATAAACGACTAATCATAGCATCGTCTTTTGGGGTTGGAGTCAGGCTACATATAATGCTGGCTATACAAACCACGGTAGTCACCGTCCCAACTATATTAGTTATAATTTCCATTATCTTTTCTTGCCTCCCCTTTTTGGTTTTTTATTTTTTTTTACCCTAACCGTTGTGCGAGACTCGTCCACATCTGGCGTAGATTCATCGTCTCCGACGTATTGGCCTTTTTCGTTTCTGGTCCTGATTTCCTTTCTTTCGGTGCCAGTCACCGCGTCAACAATTTTGCTCCACCAGCTCATGATTACTTAACCACTTCACTTTCATCAGACAAAACTTCTCCAGCACTTTCTTTAAAGCTGTCTAACAAGATTTGTTCAAAGCTTTGTAAAGTGACTAAAATTTGATCCAGATCAAATTGTAAACGTGACTTTTTATTTCTCAAATCAATAACTTGTCTTTTTAAATATTGTTGTTCTTGAGACAAATCTTCGTTTTTAATTTTTTCGCCATCAAGCGTTATTATATTTTCTTCTTGCACTTTATGATCCTATTGTTTTTTGTACTGATGTTGGCGTAACCTTTTCAGCTATTGCAGCATTTAGACTTGTTTTCATTGCAGCGACTTTATCAGAGGTTAAAGCTGCTTCTACCCATCCTTGAACCTTTGCAGAATTAAGACTAGCAAAAGCTGTAAAACTTGATAAGTCTGAAGTATCTAGTGGTTGAGTGCCGAATACTGTAGCAGTTTGTGGATTTCCGTCCGGGTCGTTATTAGAGCCGTCTGTAGCTGTTAGTCTCCAATGTACGTTATGAACTACATCAGCTTTAGAATCTTTTGTAGGATAAGTATCTACATGCCTTACATCCCATGTATAAGATATTGCCATTAGTCTCCTCCTTTGAGTATATTAATTTCAGACTGCAAAGCTTCAATCTGTTCTTGTTGTTCTTGAATAGCTTTAATCAAAATAGGAGTCAGTTTCAAATAATCTAAATTATAATCCGATTGTTTTTCATCTTCATTAGGCTCATGTTGTAATAACCATGTACTATTTTTTTCTATGCCTACCTCTTCTAAAGATTGTTCTAAATCTTGTGCAACTAAGCCATACATTTTAGGACAATCTTCACTATCAATCTTGTAGTTATATTGGCTTGGCTTTAATTTATTTACCAGATTTAAACCTAAATCTAAATCACTAATATCTCTTTTAAAGTTTCTATCAGACGGCAAGGAATTAGCGTTTGTACTTATAGTCCCAACACTAGAACTATCGTAGTAATAGCCTGTAATGACTCCATGACTTCCTGTTCTATTTAAAGATAAACATTGTCCATCATTTATAAAGGCACTGTCTGATCCGGGATTTAAACTTATTCCTGCGGTATCATTAAAAGTAGCATTAGTTCTACCTATACATAGGTTTCCACCAGAAAGAATACGCATCCTTTCAGTAGCATCACTATAAAAATTAATACCATAACCTGCGACCCCATAAATCCCTAAAAGATCTGTTGTATGATCAGCCCATATTGCAGCTTTTTGTGTGCCAGCTTGTTCAAAATCAACTTGTGAAAACCTGCCGCCAGTATCTACATCAACCGTAAGCTGTGTGCCGCTTGCGCCCTTAACGTGTAGAGGGGTGTCCGGAGCAGTAGTTCCTATGCCAACTTTTTTAGCGAAATAATTCTGAGCATTTGTTAAGTGAAATAAAGGCGCAGTCGAACCCGACGTGCCTATTGCAAATTCATTGGCAGTCCCACCATTCAGCGGGAGAATCTCTAAAGCACCAGAACCTACACCGCTCAATGTGGATGTATTTCCAATTGAAAAAGCCCATTCAGAAATACCGCCTCTCGTTAATTGAATCTTCGTTCCATCAGCCGCTTCTGAGATATGAAGTGGGTGGCCCGGAGTTGTCGTCCCTATTCCTAGCTGTGCGGCTCCCCCTAGTATTAAATCATCTCTGCTTTGATCCCACAGCATGTAAGCTGAAGCCGTATCACCAAAGAACTTTACGTCATGTCCTGTGCCGTCAACGCCTACGCTCAAAGTGGAATCAAGCTGGACAGCACCATCGATGTCAACGGCATCAAGGTTAGTGGTGCCATCTACGTCTATGTCTCCAGCAACGGTCAGACCAGCAGCACCAACAAGCTTCAAGTCATCGGCAGATTCGTCCCAAAGCATATAAGCTCCAGACGTAGCCCCGAAGAATTTCACATCGTATCCAGTATCGTCTACACCAACAGTAACAGTAGCATCAATCTGAGTAGCACCATCAATGTCTACAGCGTCTAAATTCGTCGTGCCGTCTACGTCTATAGAACCCGCAAGATCTATATCGCCATTTACGATCAAATCATCTGTGACTGTAAGATCGTCTTGCACTTTAAGGTCTACAACATTAAGGCTGGCAAAAGCATCAACAACTGCTGCTCCACTACCAGCACCGTCCAAGTAGACGGCTTTCACGTCACCCGCAGGTATCGTGATGTTGGCTCCAGAACCTTGTGAAATGATTATATTTTGAGAACCGCTCGTTGCGTTCTCAATAAATTGCATTCGATTTACTGTGTTTGGGGCTATCGTGATTGTGCAAGCCGAATCTAAAGTGCCTGTGTATTTTACATACATGGCTCTAACAGGATCTGTAGCACCGTCAGCAATTGTGCTGGTATGTGTGTCGGCGTTGGTTGTTATGCCTTCTGTGCCATAACCCAGCGCCTCCCCAATAAGTTCCAAATTTGTATTGGTCTCGGTTCCCCAGCTGCCGCTGGATTCTCCAGTGCCTATCTCTTTTAGGCGTAAGTCATTAACATAAGTCGCCATTGTTTATCTTTTCTCCCATTTGCATTATAGCAAAAACACTTTAAGCCGCATCTCGACCTGCCTCTATTTCTTCATAGCTTGGAGTTTGACTTGTGTCCACCTCGCTATAGTTTGGCGTTTGACTATCATCTATTGTAGCGTAATTTGCAGTTTGTGCCGTATCTATTTCTCCCCAAACCAAAAAGTGGCCAGTAAGACAGCTTACGCTAACACCCGTGGGTGTTACATTTACTTTTCCAGTGACTGTAACATCGTCGTTTAGCGCAGAGGTTATTGCCTGTCCTGTTAGCTCTACAAGCTCATTCTCATAAACAATAACAGATCCAAGCCCACTGGTTATTCCAACACCCGTTAAAGTTACATTTGCTTTTGCAGAAACAGTAGGCGCACCCAATCCGCTGGTTATCGCTAAGCCTGTCAGAGTGACATTTGCATCCGCTGTGGTTGTGAGCGCGCCAAGACCAGATGTAATTGCCAACCCGGTTAAGGTGACATCAGCGTCAGCTGTGGCTGTTAAAGATCCTAATCCAGATGTTATAGCCTGACCAGTTAGGTCCACTGGTAAAGCAGTACCCCAAGCGCCCTGATCCCATGTGCCTCGACCCCAACCGTTAATAATGGCCATTAATCAAGATCCGATTTGGCGCTTTCGAGTTGCGCCTTGGCCTCGGTTAGTTCTTCGCGCACAGGGCTACTAATAAAATCGGTTGTCAAAATCGAATCTATTTTTACAAGCGCTTTCTCTATTTTTTCTTTCGTCGTCATAAGCCAATCCTGTCCATAGCATTATAACGAATAAATTTAATCTAGGTACTAACTCCCTGAAACTTGCGATTTAAAATTTTTACAACCTTGTTTGGAGAAAATTTTTCAAAGCCTGCATGTGTATTAGCAACTTGCTTGGCAATGCGTCTAGCCCCAAGACCGCGTTGCTTACATTTTTCTATTGTTTGTATTACCGCTTGCTCTTCAGGTATTTCTACCAGCTTCTTGCGCGTCTTCATGCGATTTCCATGCGGTAATCGCTCTTCTAGAAATTCAAAGCCAAATGGAGCAGTTCCGCCAATTGAATATCCTTTTTGCGCCCAAGCAATTTTTCCTTCTGCAAACTTCTTCTTGGTATTTTCAAATTCCATCTCAGCGACAGCTGACAGGACCATTAACATAATTTGGTTTACCAGTATGTTCATGTCGTACTTCGACTCAAGACCTTTTGTGGCCATCTCTTTGGGATAGACCACGGGCATGTCGTTAAATTGTTCGCACAAATACAAAGTCACGCCACTTGCTTCGAGATGCGGAATCGTTTGCAATAGATCGTTGCAACTACGCGATAGTCTGTCGATCCGGGTGGCAATAACAATGTCATACTCATCAATCACATCGGTCATGGCTCGACATTGCTCTCTTTGATTAATTGGCACGGTTCCAGACACGCCAGCATCTACAAACCACTCTGTAATGTCCCGGTTAAACTTTTCTTGCACAAAGTCTGTAATTAGCTTTTTCTGGGTATCGATAGATATTCCGTTTTCAGCTTGTTCGATAGTTGAGACACGGCAATAACCGTAGATATTACGGATTTGTTTTTTAGGGTTACTCATTTTCATCTCCTGCTTTATCTTTATATTCACGCTCCAATCGAGCTAAATATTCTGTCAACGTCAATTCTAAAGATTGTAACTCTGGAACTAACATGTCTGAATGAGTATTCAAAGCTGTTCTCATTGCGCTCAATAAAGATATGCTACTTCTTAATTTATAGTTTGCTCTAGGTGCAGTCAATTACACATCCTCGTAAGTAATTGCATCCTCATCAAAATTGCAAATACTGCAAATGATATATTCGACTTCACGCCCAATAATTACGGTAACAATATTTTCTTTATCTATTTCACCAATTGCTAAAACGGGTTTTACGTTAGGGTGTCTTTTGGCGAACCATGTGGCTAGTTTTTTATCGGGAGTCCATGATAATTTGTCAACTGTTCCAGTGGTGTCGCAAAAGCCACGATAGACTGTCACCCGTTGTGGCAAGTTATCCCAATGTTTCTTTTCTTCATTTGTTTTAGGGCAATATCCGTTTGAAAAAAAGTATCGGAAAAAATCTACCTCATCATCATTAACACCGTATTCGGACATCTGCCAGAATGCTTTATAGTATTCTTCGTCGGAGTCAAAAGCGGTCTTTGGTGCTGGCGTACTCATTTTGCGCCACCTACAAAACCATATTTAGTCAGCTCTTCGTGCAGTCTTTTCCAATTAATATCAAGTGGACAGGGTCCGCTGGAATAATCTCCCATCAACAACTGATCGTCTTTAATCAACTGTACCGAGCGCCAGTTTTTTGGTGCGCCTTTAAGCGCGATATCAATATCGTATTTAAGGCAGGTGCGACGCACACGATTATAAAAAAGTTTTTTATCAGTGACCATTAGGCCACCTCCAAAGATTTGATTGGAAGAGCAAGCTCACCGTGAGCTGTCTTGGTGTGGTCGCTAGGATCTACGCCCTTGAGCTGGGCGTAATCTTCTCCGCCAATTGTTCTGAAACCTAACACTACGAAGTGTCCTGCCACTTTGCCCTTAACGATTTGGTTTACTTCAAACATCTTTTTCTCCGGTTTCGTTGATCAATATGTGTATTATCCATAATTCCGTGTCGATGTGCAAGTATTTATGTGCGTGTATATATATTTGCATATGGACACGGCTTATGGTACTCTGTCTAAGTCATGAAAAAAACCGGAGATGTATATGGCTATTACCAATAACTGGTTCGATGTTAACAAGAAGGGACTCGAACAATTGCTCAACGGCAAAAGCCGAACCTTCGCAATCGCTGAACTTGTTCAGAATTCTTGGGACCAAGATGTTACCGAGGTCACGGTCGAGATCAATAAAGACTCTGCTGGTTCACACAATCATAGAGTGATCGTTACAGATGATGACCCAAATGGTTGGCAAGATATTTCTGATGCGTTCACTTTGTTTAACCCTAGCAACAAGAAAAGTGATCCTACTAAAAGAGGTCGTTTTAATCTTGGTGAGAAACTTGTTTTGGCAATTTGTAAAGAAGCTAAAATTGTTTCAGTCAATAGCGCTGTTAAGTTTGATGCAAAAGGCAGACGATTGATTAAGAGCAGAACTGATTCAGGATCTTATTTTAATGGTCTGTTGAAACTTAGTAAGCCAGAGGTAAAAGAGTTTAAAGATTACGTGAAAACTTTTTTGGCTCCTGAGAACATCAAGACTGTTGTTAAAATATTTGATGATGAGTTTGTTTTACAATCACACAAGAAAATTGTCGAGTTTGCTTTACAGTTGCCAACAATCACTGCAGATGTCGAAGGTAACCTCAAACGCACAACCAGAACAACTACGGTTGAATTGTTTGAAGTAAAAGATGGTGAGAAGCCAACGATCTACGAGATGGGCATACCAGTGGTTAATCTTGATGGTGATAAGTGGCACATCAACATTCAACAAAAGATTCCTCTGAACATGGATCGTGACAATGTCACGCCAGCTTATTTATCTCAGCTACGTGTTGCGGTACTTAACGAGGCTGGTCATTTGCTTGAAGATGATGAGTCCACTGATAGTTGGGTCAGCTCTGCTGCAGCTGATGAACGAGCTTCATCTGAAGCTGTCGAGCGAGTCTTAACTTCTAGATACGGCGAGAAGCGTGTTTCTTACGATCCCTCAGATCCTGAAGCTAACAAGATTGCAATGTCGAGAGGTTACACAGTAATAACTGGGGGTAGCTTGAGTTCTGGCTTGTGGAAAAATGCAAAAGCATCTTCAGCAATTCAGCCAGCTGGTCAAGTCACGCCGTCGCCTAAGCCATACAGCGATGACCCTAACGCAAAGCCCGTGACAATTGTTCCACAGTCTGACTGGACCGAAGATCAAACTAGGTTTGTTAAGTACGCCAAAAAATTGCACATGGATTTGATTGGCCAGCCACTGCATGTGCGTGTAGTCAAGGTCAATAATTTCTCTGCAGCTTACGGGCAGTGCAGGCTCGATATAAATGCCAAAAACGGCAAGGCTTGGTTTGCCACGGAAAACTTTCAAAATCAAATCTCGTTGTTACTGCACGAGTTCGCGCACTTCTACTGTGGTGATCATTTCGATCACAAGTTTCACGGCGCGATTTGTGATCTGGGAGCCAAGCTTGCATTTCAGCTTGGGGCGGACGCGCAGTCATGAGATTGCGCGTTAAAGGAACCACCTTCTTTGGTCAGTACCTTGGTGTTGATAAAAAAACAGGGAAGGTGAAATTTTTGGACGAGGAGCTGGGTAGGGTAAAACTCTACCCGGCTGCTCGATTAGAAAAAGCATACGACAAATAGGAGAATAAACATGGCTTGGCAAGAAGTTTATGTACCAAAAGACCCAATTGAAGCGTACATACCAGAGGAAAAAGACGCAGACGTATTCGAGTTTAATGACACAGAGTCAACAGCGATTTGGTTTTTACTCGCGCATACATTGATGGAGCGTGGAGAAAATGTTCTTTCAATTGATGACCCTGACGAATTGGAAGATTTCTGGGAGAAAGACTATAAACCCTTTGACGAATTGGACACTCCAGACCTGCTAAAGCTGTACAAAAAATTTAGTCCATAAGGTCCAAATCTATTGCCCATAAATTGATGCAGATGAAGGCAAACCAAAATGTGTGAATCAAAAAAAAGTAATGATCCTGTAAAATGAAAAAAGAAACATTGCGCAAAAAAAGATTAGCCGCTGTACGCAAGGTTTTGCGAAAGCCGCTTAGCAAAGACATGCGAAAATATTGGCTAGGAGTTTTGTTCTCTCTTAGCGCATGGACAGTTGAAAAAAAAAATATGAAACACCCAGAATTTCAAAGTAAAACAAGGGAAAGAAGATGACAGAAAAAAATTCAATGGGTAATGTGATCTATGCAGACTTTAATAAAAAAAATCCCATGTGGGAACTACATCTTCATGTTAAAAGCAACGGACAAGAAGGTTATGTCAGGCATGTTAGATGTGACGACAAAAATTATTGGACATTGATTAGCAGAAAAGCAAGGCAACTGGAAGAACAAAGAAAAGGATTCAGAATTTATCTGGACGGACAGTTAGTTCATGAAGCAAGTTCTTTATAAAAACCTTAATTTTAAGGGATGCTAGGGTATAGGGAAGGTTGTTTTAAGCTCTTAGAATGCAACTGAGGGCTTTGTTTTTTGGCCACTTGAGGATTATTGGGCGTTATTGGAGGTTTCGATCTCGGAGAAAGCTCTTGGCTTTCATCTTCGTTGTCCTGATTATTGTTTGTTGTTTTTGTATTTATCCAGTTCAACATCTTTTTTTTCCCACGGCAACACAACTATTTTTCCTGTTTTTTTTTCGTGAACAATTACTGCAGAATATAACGCTACAACACCCATGAAAATAGTAAGAAGCATTGTAAAAAAAATTTCCATGAAAGCTCCTTATGGCGATGGGAGGCGACCCTGCTAGAGTATTAACAAGCATTTTAAGTTTATTAAAAAAATAGGTCGCCTCTCATCATTAGCTCTTAATAATAACCACTGCTATTCAAATATGTCTATGTCTTGAACTGTCATAGCCGTTACAGGACCACCGTCTTTTTTTGCAAAATCCTGTTGATACTGTATTGATATGCTTTTATTTCTTGGATCAAGAGTTGAAGAAAATGTACCGCGTTCTCCAACTGGCCTGTTGTAATGCGCCTTGCCTCCCTTAATTTTTACGTTTTGTAAAAAAGGAACATTGATTCTTTTTAAAAATTCATTTTTTATTTCATCTTCTAAAGTGTAACCATCCAGAACTATTTCTTTTACTATTTCGTACACCCGCTCTTTAGAAAATGGGCTTGGCGTTTCCTCTACCGCGCCACCATCGTTATATTTCGTACCATAAGTTCTGTTCAAATGATTGGCCAAGTTTTCAATCAACTCGTCGGTTACAGGTTCAACCATGTGTCGTGATCTCATAGCTCCTATCTGCTGTGATCTTGTTAATGGCTGACCGGCTACATTTATTTCTTTCTGCATGCGCGCAAAATTTTGTGGGAACATTAATTCTGGCCTTACACCTCTATTAGTTAGACCACCCATGTAATCACCGGGAATAACCGTGTCGTAGCTCAAATGGTACGGGTCTTTGTAAGTTGGTTTGGCAGTATCAGCTCTAAATATTGAATACCCGGTTTCCGCTGGATTGAGGGCTTCTGGAGTTCCTTTTGGACCTTTTATGTACCGTAAATCTGGATTGGTAATTGTTTGCAAAACATCTTCATAAATCGGGAAGCCCTGACTTTGCCTAGTGGGTTTTTGCATTTCTGTAATTACGGCTTTGCGAAGATCACCCGCACTTGCTGAGCTTGGTACGTCACCAAGAAGTTGCGGCACAAGATCCGGGCTGTCTAAGCCAACGAAATCTTTAATTCCCTTTTGTTTTTTAGTGCCTTCTCTAACCGACTTGTTAAATGAAGCAATATTGTTTTTAGCTACCTTTAAATAATCTAATTGTCCGACCAAGGATAACGCCACAGGCGTGGAAAAATTAATTCCTTCACGGCCCATCGCAGTATAAACACCTAGTGGTGGCATGCCTGTTTCATGTAAGGCTTTTATAAAATTTATTTGTTTGCGGTTTGCCGCGCCTTCCATGGAAGCCCATCCTCTGCCACTACCCATGAATTGTGGGTATCCCGGTCCACCTTGTACCTTTACAGGGAAACTGAGTGGCACACCTTTAATGTCTGTCAGCGTTCCAATGCCAGATCGATCACCTTGCACTGGCACTAAGCTGTGTCCATACAAATCATTAGGATCTAGAATAATTCTTTCTTGAGGAACCAAGTCTTCTATTGTATTTGCGGCCCTTGCCTCTTCCCTGCGTCTGACTGCTGGTTTTTTTAAATCTCTTTCTAGCGCGTTTGCTCTTGTTCGTATTAAGCTTGGTGTCACAGGGTTGCCAGTTTCAGGGTCAATTTTTCCAACTTCAGGATGTCGGTTAATAAATAATTTTTTTAAATCAGCAACACTAAAGTCTAAGCTTGCTATTCCTCTTCTAACCGCTTTTGAAACTGCAGCCGGAGCTTTTAAAGCCGTACCAACTGTTCCACCTACTAATGGACCTAGCGCGTAACTTGCATCTCCTAGTACACCAAGCCCTTGCAAGCCAGCGTCCAAGTAACCCAAGCCACCTCTTTGAATGTTTTCCGCCATGCTTGGCATATCTTCGGCTGAAAATGTTTCTAAAAATTCCGCATCTCCCGTTGGCATCTCAGGCATTTGACCTGATGCATCTAAAATTCCAGCGCCGGGTGCAAACTGAGAACCAAACCAAGTCAGCTGTTCTTTGCTGGGCAGGTATTCGAAGATGTCGAAGTCTTCAGTAGCCACGCATCACCATTTAGTCTTATTCGCCCAGTAAGCTGCAGACATTTTACCCTTGGCAATGTTCTTCCCATGGCGCGCTTTGAAAGATTTACGTCGCGCTTTTTGTTTTGCAGATTCACCCTTCTTTGGTTTACCAGCAGTTGAAACGCCTTGCTGTCCAAAACGTATCAATTTTAATTTATGACCTTCTTGGGCAAGGACCATG